AGAATTTAATGTATTAACTAAACTTGCCCAGTTGGTTGCCGCTACAGTTCCCCCCACAGACACATTGCCCACTGCGGTTTGACCATATCCATAACTTCCTAGCCCAGTAGACCAAACTGGATTAAGTTGGGTTCCGCCTCCTTGTGTGCCGGCAGACCCGCCCACTATATTGTTAAAATCGCTTGCTTCAATTAATCCACCGGATGCGTATGTCATATTTTGTTCCGTTTAACTATTTAATGTTACGATGGCGTATATAGTTCCTTCACCGTCGTCTAACTTATTTTCTAGTGCTCTACCAATTACATTGAACGGAGTAACTTCGGTTTTACTAGCAGCACGAGCCATTCCCCGACCAGCGCTGACTAATCTGTCCCCTTTACGTATCTCGCCAATTACTTTAACAGGAACTCGACCACTGACTGCAATGGGAGGATGAGTCTCATTAGATCCAGCCTGACTGTTCATTAGATACGCTGCCCTTGTACTTACTACTCCGAATACTTCTTCACTGAGTTCTTCATTGGCTAATGTAACTTCTTTTTCGCCGCCCATGGTCAATACTGTACCAGGCTGATAATACGCATCTGCCTCAAATCGTTCTGCCAAGTCAGCGTACAGTGCATTAATTGCAACACCGTTAAAGAATGCTCCATTCACATTACCTTGTGCAAATATTGCCCCAGTTAAACTCATTCCGCCTGATACACGAACAGCACCTGTTACGTTACTTGTAGCATTTTCGCCGCCGGTCACCAACAGATATGCAGCCGTTGATACATTTCCAGTAGCTTGGACACGCCCGCTGGCAACCACATTCCCAGAAGTTATAACACTGTTTGATGTAAACAGATTTCCGGTTAGACCAATGCCGCCTGTAACCCTAATAGCTCCAGTAACATTACTGGTGGCGTTATCTCCTTGAGTTGTTTGTATATAACCTGAAGTGACAAATGCGCCGGTTGTGCTTAAGTTTGCAATATTGGTTACACCAGTTTGACCATTTACTGTTAATACTGGGGAAAGGGTACCTAAAACATTAGCTACAACTTGTAAGTTTCCGCCATTTGTATTGTTTATAAGTTGAGTTGTGTTACCTGTTATAGAAACTGTAAAATTATTGCCCGACCCAACAGTTAAACCGCTGTTATTGTTTATATTAATTGTATTAGCAAATGTAGTAGCAATATCTGTTCTAGCATAACTACTAGCAGGCTGACTACCTAAATTATTAGAATTAGTTGCATTTCCTACGAATGCAATGTTTCCAACTACGGTGGTAGATGCTAAATTAAATCCTGGTTTAATTGTGGTAAATCCAGTGGGGCTATCTGCAGGAGTATATTCTTGATCTCTACTAATAATGCCAATTAACGTTGTTCCAACAAATACATTAACTGCTACGTGATCTGCTACTAACGGATTGCTGTCTGCGATTTGTCCTACACTGACACCAGACTGACCGACGTTACTGGTAAATGCAGGCCCAATTAAAACCCAGCTTGAACCATTATAAATATTCAGCTGCTGGGCAGTTGTATCCCACCATGCATTTCCTGTTTTAGATCCAGTAGGTTGTGTATTACTGGAAGTCATCGTTCCCATTGTTCGCCAAGTAGACCCTGTATAAACTTTTAAGTTTCCAGCAAGATCCCACCATAACTGACCTGTCAACGGATTAGGAATAGCTGAACTATCACCTCCACTGGTAGACAAACTGGCAAAATTTTCCAGCATGTGTACTAAGTCTGAGTTCAAAAATGTTCCGTAACCTGCATAGTTTTTACCTATCAAGGCTAAACTGGTACTGGTTTGATTAACTGTACCATCTTGAATTGTAGTTAAAAGTGTACCGTTACTTAAAGTTATTGTATAGGCCATCGTTCATGTATCCATTTAATATATTTATATTTCTTTTTAATTACAAATTCGTACTTAAATTAGTTAAAGTTTGAATTCGAATAGTATAATCGATTTGAATAAGTCTATTAAGTGCTTTTTGCACAGGGTGGAAAATTACGTGAGTCAGCAATTTTCCACTTTCGCTGATTAACCCTAGCTCATCAAATACATAAGTTCCAGACATTGTTGCACTGTTGTCAAATGCTTGTTGCCCAGCTGGTTCTGTGTAATCTAATAGACAACTTACAAAAATATCAGTATAGATCAAACCTGGAGTATGTCTTACTTCGATATAATTTCTAGCTGGATCTGTGTTTAATGCACTGGTATTATCAACTATTTTGCTGTAAGTTTGATTATACAAACTAGCATTCTGCCCAAAAGTGTTAGTAGGCAAGTACGTAATAACACCTGTGCTATCTACTGCGGTAGCGCCGTTTCCGAAAGCCATGCTTTGTATGTAACCAATACCTTTATTTGCAATACTTTGTGCCAACGCTTCACTCATATTTTCGTAATGAATAGCATTGGGTTTATCAATGATTATTTCTCCGGACGCAGGATCCCAAATTTTAATATGGCCTTGTATCATTGTATTTGTTTTATCTAGCATAAGTGATCCATTAATTTCCAGTTTCTACTATTACTTCACCAGACTCTGGATCTGTAATTTTTACAAAACCACGTACATAAATTCCCGTAGACTCGTTTGGTTTTTCTGGAACAGGTTTTTCAAGTTTTTGTTCCAAATCAGTGTTTGTATGGTTATTTATCATGGTATTCTATGTGCTTGTTGTTAATATTTATTTGTATCTTTACCCTTGCAATCCTTGTTTTAAGAAACTTACCTGTAAAGTATTAGCATTAAATAGTCCCTGTCCGTTGGAAGCTGTGGTATTTCCCAGGACTCCATTGGCATTTGCTTGGGCAGAATTACCTAAATTGTACCAAATATTAGTTTGGGCAAAAGCAACATTGGATTCAAAAGTATAATACGTAGTAAACCGTTCATCTGTCAGATTCACCAAAGAATTATTACTAATATAAGCAGAAGTATTGCTAATTACGTTACTGATAGTTCCTACTATATTTCCGCCATTGTCGTATAAATCATTGCCAACATTCAATTCGGCCAAGAATATAGTACCATTTCCAGTAATAATATTGCTGCTGGTATTTGCTGTAATATTTCCTGTATATCGAACGGTAACATTAGATATATTTGCAGCTACAAAATACGGTGTATTATTCGCAGAAATATATGCCCATTCGACGGGATTTCCTTCTGGTACATCTGGATTTCTCTTTGTAACTGCTAATATCGCAACTGTATCACTTACCACATTGTCGATAGTGCCTATCAATTGTTGGCGAGTAAAAGTAGAACTTGTACTAGAATTTCCTAGAGTCGACTCTACTGCATTTTCGTCCTTTACACCTGCAAATATTTGTGTTCCCGGAGTTAATGTGGTAAATGTGGTGCCCACACCTTCTAATGTGCTGCTGTAAACATTTACATTAATTGTTCCAGGACCTTGGGATCTGGCGTACCATACACTATCCCCCGAATTAGGTATAATTTGATTTTGACTTCCATCTAGTACTATGTTGCCAACAAAATGATTTTTAGCGCCAGTTCCGCCAGTTCCTCTACGAATTCTTCCTAATATATTAGTTGTGTTATCCTTAGAGTAATAGGTAATTCTTTCACCATTAATATACACAACTCCAGGTTGGCCCCCGTTAGAAGACGGAGTAGCTAATTTACTGGCATCTACTACTTGAATTGTAGTGTCTGTCAAACTTAAATTTGCAGCCAATGTAGTGGTACTTGCGCCATCCTCTCTAAGATATGTAAAGTTATCATTCATATCTTTAAAGATTCTATAAGACATCATTGGCCAAGCATTTCCGCTGGGAGAAATGCTTAGTTTCATTATGGCCGTAGCAATAATTGGCGACGTGTTTGCGCCAGTGATAACCACCTGTGGCGTAGTATCATACCCCCCACCATTATTGACAACTTGGAATGATGTTGCAGATCCGTTTGAATTTAATATTACTTGTGCTTGCCCTTGTGTAAAATATCCGCCGCCTACTATAGTTACACCAATGTCAGCAGGAGAATATCCACTGCCTGGGTCAATAATTTGTATATAATCAAGTTGAATTCCGCTACCTGTTGACCAGTTAGTATAATAGCTAACAGTGGGATCTGTTGCTATGGTACTAATCGTCATATCCAGTGTGTCATATACTCTTCCGGGCACCATTTCTTCAGGAGCATGGCTTGCATATGGTCCTACATTATAAATGGTCAAGTTGGCTGTAGAAAATACATTTCCTGTTGTGGTCGGGGTAACCACATACCATACTTTATCGTTGTAAGAAATTAAATCGCCTTTGTCATAATATCTATTGGCTTTCCACTCAGTGAAGTAACTATAAACAAAAGGTCCCCCGTCAACAATGATGTCTTCGGGTTTTGTTCCTAAAGTAATATCATTGAAAGTACTGGTTATTTTAGCATCTAAAATGGCATCACTTAAAATAGGAATTCCGTTTTCGTCAAATTCCAATGGATCAAATAGAGTGGCGTCGAATCCGTCGGCAGCACTGATTCCCTCCAATGGGGGTTCAGGACCCGATCCGCCAAATCCTCCGTTGTCACTGAACGTTGGGCCTTGTACTTTTACCCCGGGATAGTCGATGCCCGATTGTAACAATGACAAATCTTTTCCAGGTTGTCCTAATTCAGGTTGATAATATGCTTGAATTCTGTCATTTGCATTATTAATATTATCAATAGGATAAACTGTTAAGTTGACAAGAACATTCGAATTGAATGTTGTGGGTGAAGTAAACGTTTGATTTACAATGTAAGCAACCCCGTTGTAATCAATGATAGTTCCTTGAGTAAACGTAGTATCTGGTTTCCAATCTACAATTGTAGTAGAATATGTATATCTATCATAAACTAGAGTAGTTTTAATGTTTCTGACTAATCCGTTGACTAAATTAGCGCGAGCTATCGCGCCTGAACCATTGCCACCTGTTATAGTGATAACCGGGGTAGTAACATAATCACTTCCAGGATATAATAATACTATTTTTGTTAGAACTCCGTCAGTGATCAAAGCTCTTGCTACTGCATCATTGCCGTTTCTACTACCTGTAATAGTTATTATTGGGGGCAAGGTATAGCCAGAGCCGCCATCTATAATATCTATAGAAGCAATACTATAAGCATAATTAGATAACCAGTTGGCATATTCAGGTTGCTGTAAAAATCTTGCATCTTGAATAAATTCGCCGCTAGGACTTCTTGTAGTTTTTAATACACTATCGTAAGTTGGTGGAACATCAAAATCAGACACATAACTGTTATAATTGTCGTACCCTAGATAATCTACTACATATTCTCGGAGTGTAGTTTTATAAGGTTTAACTTCTTCTATGTATTGTTTATAGAATTCTTGATTTTCTTTGATGTAGATTGCAGGTTGGTTTAGTCCTTGTATCTTTTGTAATACATTAATGAAGCTGGTCTTAAATAACCAATCTACATATTTTTGTTCATCTAGTATATAGTTAATGAATACAAAAAACAGATTTAAGAATTTAGAATCAAGTTGATCAATAAAAATATCATCTCTAAGAGTTTGTAGAATTTGTCTAGTTTCTATTCCAGGATTTTGATCAAATCTTATAGTATCAAAATTATCTGCATCAAACCCGAGACCGAATTCTTCTAGTGCGTAAAGATTTTTCTTAAGTTCAATGGTGCCATCTTGAATTCCGACAGTGATCACTGTATTAGGGAATACTTGAATCATGAACCATTTGCCTTGACCATTGTTGTTAATTTTAACCAGATCCTGCGATCGCAAAGTTAAATCATTCAATTGAGCACTAGTTTCGATAGTATATGTCGGTTTTACTGTTCTATCAAACCCCCGAGCATACCAATCTTTATATTGCCAGTATTCACTGGTTGCATAACTCTGTACTCTATTTAAATTCCATTCATTTTGTACTTGATAATAGGTATAGTCGTCAATATTAAATGTTGCACCGGTTGTAATAGTTTGATTTACAGTATATGTGATGCTGTTATATCTGACGATTGTATTTGTTAAATACCGAGTATTTGGTTGCCACTCGTCGATCACTCCGTCTTTAATATAGATAGTCCATAAATTATCTACAGAACTGTCATTCTGTACTAATACCTTGTAGCCCATCGGAAGGATTGCGATATTTATGTAGCTTAATTCTTCAAGATTAGTTACGACTAAATCATACGCACCAGAATTAGGCACAGGTTCAGGTTCGCCTTCACTTAGTCTGGTTAAATCATATCCTTGACTAATAACATTTAAATCGAATATAGAATTAACATAAAGAACCATTTCTCGAATAGCTTCGTTTCTATCGATAAACATGCTTTGTCGAGGTCTGATATCAATTCCGTATCTATTTTGCACTGCAAGAGTTGGGTCTGGCACAGGATTACCAAATCTGTCAATTCCGCTGGCACTGTCTAATAGCTTATTGTATATGTTCTCTGGAATGTCAGCCGATTTATTATTGGTATCTGACAGCAGTGCATATTCATTATGGATAATGTTACTGTTTAATAGTGTTGCATAATCTAAATGAAATATAATATCTCTACCCACTGCTTCGTTGACCATATTATAAAAAGCAATCGAATCGTCTCTTACTGCGGCAAAGTATTTCACTCCACTGTTCTTAGGAGATGCAATATAACTTGCAACAGTTGTGGTAGGAATAGTTCTTCCAAATTGATTGGCAGAAACGGTTGTTTTATTTTTTACCCAGAAATAGTATTTTACTGTGGCAAAATTTGTAGCAGGATCTATGTAGGTTAATGTTACATATGCACCATTTCCACTGTATTTGGGTTCTCCGTCACCGCCGTTTGCAACATACTGACTAGGAGGATATAAACTTTCTACCCATTCGTAGACGTCAATACTGCTGCTAGGGAATACTCGCCCCCAGTTTGTGGTTCTATATTTAATACTACCTTGCTCATAATCAATATACCTGACAGTGCTTAAATCCCACCACAATTGTCCTACTTGTTGATCAGTCCAATAAAGATTATTATTAACGCTTACATCGTCGGCACTAGCATTATTATAGATAGCAGGATCATAATCAATTTTATAAGTAAGTTCCTGTTCAGCCAGTCCAAGAATTTTACCTTTTGCTGGATCGATATAATCTAAGTTATATTGAACTGTTTGTGTTAATGCATTATAGGTATATGCTTTAATAATACCATTAATATCAACCTTAGGTTCTTGACTTCTGAGTACGTCCCATCCTAATAGATTTGTCGGATTAGCAAACTTATAAACTCTTCCACCATTGAATGCTAATTGTTTATTATTCTTAGATCCAACAATTAATTCGTATTTGCTAATAGATATGGCACTACCAAATCCATCATTTGTTTTTAATCCATCATTTGTAGTTGTAGGAGTTAGCTGTTGTATGAAAGTAAATATACCAGGAGTTTCTATGGTTGATAAGTTATTTGGCAAGTATGAATAAATCCAGACTGCGCCGCTATCGTCTACTGGTTCGCTGAAGATTGTCAATTCCCCGTCAAACGTTGTAGGATTTGGTGTATATATTTTAGAGTTATCAAAAACAGTAGATTGTAGTGTTGCTGCAATATCGCTGGCCACCACTAGTATATCACTGTTGTTGTTTATTTTAACAAGTTTTCCAAAGTAGTCGTATGATTTAGTTGAATTATTGTAGATAATATCCACTTCTGGAAAAATATCTAGTCCTAAATCTGTAATTGCTGTGCCTACGCCAGGTAACACATTTAATTTATTAAATGTAACTTCTGAGTCACTAACCAATTTCAATTTATTATTTTCGATACTTGCAGTGACACCAGGAATCTTAGGACCAATGGGTTCACCGAGTGCATTTACATTATTGATAGCATTAACTACACTTGACAATGAGGTGTCAGTGAATTGTACGGCATAGTTATTAATTCTAATAGAATCTCCGCTATTTACAGTAGCGTTAGCTTTAGTTCCTACTATTTCACCGTATACTTTTCCTTGATTCAGGAATCGATATACGGCCCCGTTATATAAATTAACTTCGGACTGATAAGGAGCTCCTATATAAAGACTACAACTATTTGTGCATATATCCAAACTATAACCAAATTGTTGATCCGTGAATGGTTGTGCTGGCACTGTCGTTTGTATCGGATGGAATACATTGGTTTCTATAGTTAATATTTTACTTTGCCCAGGTGGATTGTAAAATGTTATTAGATTTAGCGTACTATTACTGACATACCAATCTACTCCAACAAATTTTTCTATATTGTCGACGTACACTCTTGTGTATTGTGTGACTGTGGCTACTGCATTAAAAGTAACAGTAAGATTATCTTGTACAATAAAATTATTAATCGATCTATTCCACAAATGCACTGCGCCGGAATCTGTATATGTTGTAATATTACCACCGATATTAGCAGTTACATCTTCCAATGGTGCACCAATCATAATCTGTGATCCGTCAACTGTTGCACTCAAACTATAACCAAATTGACTACCCGCATTACCTGCTATTGTTCCTACTAAATTATATCCTGGTCTTTGTGAAATAACTATAGTTCCTGCAGGTGGAGGCAATGTGAATGAAATCGTTGAAGAGCTTAAAGTATAATCTCTATAAGGAACATATGTGGCCGAAGATCCCTGAACATAAATGGTTTCTGCACTCACTGGGACATACGGTAGAGTAAATGAACTAACTGATCCGTTCGGAGTTAATGTTACCACTTCTTGTTCAGGCACGGTATTATCGTACCCATATATGTAAACAATGTCATCATCTGGCGCGCCAATATATAACCAGTTATCATCTGCGCTAATAGCAATACTAGTTCCAAAACTTCCTACGTTAGCACTAATCGGCGATAATATTTGTGTGTCAGATAATGTTCCGACATTTTCTCTATTATATACAAAAACATAACCAATACCGTTACTACTCTCCGGAGCTCCAGTTATTACTTTGGTGTTTCCGCTTTCGATAACAGAACCCATCTTAACTGTGGCATTTGCACTAGAAGTAAGAGTCACATCCTCTACTAATACTCCATTAAAATTAATAACGTAGTTAGTAATAGCACCAACATTGCCATTATATCCGGGTTGTCCAATCACTGCAAAATTATCATCAGTTGCAAGATTTACCGCGGCACCAAATTGGAAATTATTTTCCAAAGTTCCTTTTTGTAATGCTGTGGTCAATCTCCACGGATCTGTCTTGTTGTAAACGGCCCAGTCTCCTGCAGAGTTATAGGAATTTACCCATACTTTATTGTTAACACTCCATCCAAGTCTAGGAGTCAAATTTGTGATCCCAAGAGGACTATCAACTTTCATGCTGATCAATTTATATAATTGACCAGTCTGATTAAACGTACTAAATCCACGAAGATCTCCGGTAAATTCAACTATAAAACTAGTTAATCCGGTAACATTTTGTACTTTATAAAATCCAGTAAATTTGTCTACTCCGGTTAATAAAATAGTATCATTTTTTACCAACCCGTGAGATTTATTTGTGTTTATTTTAACCTTTGTATTCAGGTCATTACTTAAACTTATAACACTGCACTCAGAGTCTGACACTCTGTATACGTTCCAATTTTGTTGATAATCTTTTGCTATCCAAATTGTTGATCCGGCAGTTATATTAGATATGTCTGCATTTAATGTAGAAACGTTGGTTAAATCAAATAACGTAAAGTCAATATCATCAATGCTAACATAACCCGCAGTTCGAATATCATCGCTATAATCGCTGTCAACGGTTCTGTTTATTAAAAAAGGCGATGACCACGGAACTGAACTGGTTTTATACAATCCCTGATTGTCAGTGTACAGAGAACTAAACAACACAGAATTATTAGATCGAACTTCTAAGCTAGTTGGGTTACTCAATAAATATTTTTCCTCAAGCACCAGTTCTAAAAATTGGTTAGTTCCAGTGCTACCATAAGAACCAACTCTAAACGCCCAGTCTTCACTGACTGTTACATCGCTGGGACGTCCGCTAAAGCTAACTTTACCCAACGCATTAATTGCATTTAATGTTCCTTTTTCTTTAATGAACCCTTGATAAAATTTAACTTGACTGGTATCATCTAGTCCCAAATCATTTAAATAACTTCTATCTCTGTAACCAATTAATCCCAATGCGTATCGATCAAATTCGCTTTCTAAGTTAACTTTATCAACATTATAAAATGTCTCGCCTATTCCTGCGTTACGTGCAAAATTATTCAAAAGACCTGTTTTAATTTTATTTCTATCGACTGGCAACCAATCACTGAATTTGAATTCAGTTGTGCCCGGTAAATTTTTACTGGCTGTGTAATAAAAGCTCTTATACTCGACCAAGTCTCCTTGTAAATAATCTTTATTCGGTCTCCAAGCAGCAACACCTGGTTGATTATAAACGAATCCCAGTGCAGATAATGTCCCGGTCCACTCACCCGTCTTAGAACCTATAAGTTTTAACCGATATTGACGTTGCCCCATTATGGGATCGTAAATAATATCATTAAACTGTGTTCTATTATCAAAAATTAAAACATGTTCATATTGTACTAAATTAAGATCTACATATCCTATTAGGTCTGTGGTGCTAGTCAAAGATAAAACAAATGTATTGTTATCCCGGGCTACGGTATAGTTGTCTGTATTCAAAACTTTATAATTTTGATTTAATACTTTTGTGCCATAAAATGAATTATTGATTCCGTCAACTACGGCAGTAGTATTAAATAATTTTAAATTATTAGAAGCAGGACTTAGAACAATAACACTGTTAATTGTCCACCCCTGTTGCGTCCAAAATAAAAATTCTTTAGTGCTTAATTGCCAATTTTTAATTTGAGCCAACGTTTCGTCATAGTAATCAAATTTAAATCCTTGTAATTGAAGGTATCGTTCATATCCACTGATAAAGTTTGCAACTTGTTGTAGTGTAGTTAATTCGGTGCCGTAAGGGATATTAATTTTAAAATTTGTAAACTCAGTGTAGTAATTTACAGTTCGCTTTTCTGACTTAACTAATTGATACTCTCCAGTCTGGGCAGGTGGCACAATTGTAAAATACGGTCTCTCATTGTCGTAGCCTGAGATAGTAAAACCATTTCCAGTTTTTTCTATTATTACTGCACTATATCTAGAATTAAACACTGGAGTAGATTTATGTAGCGTTAGATTATAGTTGTCATCGGGGACAATAATAGTTTCGTTGGTGCTATTTGGACTATTTTGTTCAGCTAATATCTTTAAATAATTTTTGCCGCTGAACCCTGCCATTCTATAAGACAATTGAATAGAATAGTCCCTAACAAAATTTAACAATGGAGTTTTGTCTGTTGCTCCACGAGTTACTTGATAATCACTGATCCAGTTCAAATATCCTGAAGCTCTAGATATATCTCCTGACAAGTTTACATATCCATTGACATCAATGTCTTCTTGTGTAATTCTATTATTTGTGCCCGTTATTAAATATTGATCTAAATCGACATTATATCTATATTTGCTTGTTGTAATACCGTAAGCAAAATATTTTCCAGGATTAATTATTGCAGAGGTGTATTGCACTGCAAAAGGATACTCACTACTATTTCTCCAAGCAGTTTCAACTGGGCTGAACTGACCCATATTCCAATTATCATTGAACTGTGTGGAATCATACTTATTGGTTAAAAGACCAATAGGCGGCAGTAATTGTCCGTTTTCATTTACTGGAATAAAGTTACTTAATCCAGGTCTTGCAAATTTAGTGTCAATGCCTACCCTGCTACCAGCTGCAATGTAACCAGCTTCTAAATCGTCCCATAAAATTTTATTACCAGAAGTATACGGAGCAGGACCATATGTAGATCTCCACCAGTCTGGTTCTTCACTGAATCCCAGCATTTCCCATGGTGCAGTATTAGGTCTCTGAGTATCATAAAAATACTGAAAACATGCACGCCATGAACCAGGCAGTGCTTGACCATTGACTACATCTAATGCAGTGCTATAATTATAACTAAAAGCTGCATCATTTTGATATGTAGTATTCTCTACATAATTCAAATTATTAACGCTAGCCCATTGCAAATAAAAACGAGATAATAAATTATTATACTGAGATATAGTATAGCCAGAGTCTCTGAATTTACCAGGAATCGAATCGTAAGGGGACACTAGTTTATCACTGTATTGAACTTTAATGTTATTGTAAATTCGTTTTTCTAATTCTAAAACAATATTATCTCTGAAATCGCCAAAACTAGGTGTTAAGCTGCCGTCGTGCCCCCTTATCATAACTTGGGGATTTGTATATGTTATGTCAGTATAAATTGCTGGTGTAAATTTTGGATATAATCCTAATTTCGAAGGCGTTTCGGGAACCCAATTACCATCCGTGTCTTGATACTCAACAATTGTAAGAATGTTGCCAACTGCTAATGTTATATTGTTTTTTATACTGACCCCAGGGCCTGTTACTAAAAATTCATAATCACGTCCGTATAATAATTGACTACCGTTCAAATAAATTAAAATAGACCGATTACTTAATGTTTCATTTGAAAAAATGGTTGTAAGTTCATAATTACGTTGTTGCGGATTAAAGATATTGTAAGTTATTACATTTTTGTTATCTCCATATGGCACCATATCACTGTAGTACCACGGAAAAGTCTTATCCTTAACTGAATTTATTTGTTTAATAATATAGTCCACTGCGCCAACAGGATCACTTGGATTGATCTGACTGCTGTTGCTTGCAATGTTTATAAACTTATTTTTAAATCTTATATATTCTTGCTGAGCATTAATTAATCCAGATGCAAAATTATATTTTTCGTCGCTCAAGAACATAGAAGCAAAGCTAACAGGTGCGCTCTGCTGTAACATAGTACCAGACTGATTTTCGATATATAAATCTCTTAGATTGCTTACTCCTGGATAATTTCCAATAAAATATAAACTATTTTTACTCAATGAACCTATATGATTTCGTAATTCTCCTAACGTTGGAGTCCCTAAAATTCTATTTTGTGCATTTAAATTTAAATTATCAGGGATCTGATAAAATCCAAGACTGCTGATATTTTTACTATAAACAAGAATATCTACTCTGTCATTGATTTGTAATTTAGCTTTCTTTATTACAATTAAAATTCCGTCTGGCACATTATACGCAAAATAATCATTGATTGATATTTCTTTAAAATTAACGTATATTAATATATTAGGTTTAACTGTTGCTACTTCTGGAATAATATCAATTTTGAATGAATTGTCTACCCCATCATAGGTAAACGGTATATCTTGCATTTGCCTGGTAGTAGTATTAACATTGGTCCATACATTAAGTTTTGTAATACTACCATCTGTATTATTTTTATATAGTAATCCTGAATCTATTTTTTTAGTATAAACAACTTTGTCTATACCATAACTAAATGATTCAACATCAAAATTATTGTCAAACTGTATATCACCTATATTATTAAAATTTTTATAACTTAAAGGAAAACCTAAGATAGGATCAGCTGTTCCAGTGCCTGTCTTATAGCTAAAAATTTTAGTACCATTAAATTGTGTAGCAGAATTGATTACTGGATATTTTACACTATCAGAAAAACTAACGCCTTCATTGTCGAAAACATCAAATAAGGGAGGCTGATTTATACCAGTCTTACTTTGTCCTTCGATCCAAATTTTATCCAAAAAGTAAAAACTTTTACCGTTGTTAACCACTCCATTAAAAACACTAACAGTATTAAAATCTGATATGTCGTCAACAGGTATTAAATGTATTACTTCATTGGCCAACGGATCTCCCGACACATTTTCAAATGTTACTTGCCAGATTTTATCTCTAACTCCAGCATCGTTGTCAGCAGAAAAAATTACACGCATTCCTTGAACCAAACTGATACCGTCAACGAAAATAGAAGTTTTACCTTCAACTGACAAAAATGCATTTGTGTATACTGTGTCAAATATATCAACAGGTGACTTGGCTGTTTTTCCAAAATTAATTAATTGCAAGTCTGCATCAAATTCTATAATAGGGCGTTTTGCTCGTTGATTTGAGTCGAAAACTTGCGGAGTATTGTTATATAAACTGGTTAATTCAATTATATCTTTATGAAACCAACGATTTCTTCGAGTCCATGGATTAAGGTCTCTACTGGCTCTGCTAATAATAATGTAATCAGGATCAGACAAACTAGTATTAGTGTCTATATTTGTACTTCCGTAATACGCTCTTCCGATTATGTAAGGATAAATCGGAGTTCCATCACTGGCTTGTGTTGTAAAATATGCATATGTGCCATTGGGAAATTCTGGTGTTACACAAAAACGTCCATTGTATTGATCTAGCGTACCGCTGTCTTGTACATAAGAGTAGTCTTCGATAAATGCTCCTGCCAGAAATTCGAATGTAATAGTTACCCCAGCTGATAGTGTAACACTGCTACTAAGTTGTATCTGACTTGCAGTACCTAAAAATGGTGGCAGTCCTACTGCTGTTTTTAATCCGTTATTAATTATCCACACACTGCCAGATTCTAACCCGGCAGAATTAACCGTTATTCTCATACCAGGATTTAATCCATTGGTACTAGACACAGTAATTAAATTGCTATTAACAACATCAGCAGTAACGGTAACAGTTTGTGCTACCGGTCTAAACAGTCCATCGTTAGATGATTCGTATGAACTTATCATACGAATAATAGAACTACTTGAATTTAACGGATTTGAATACCCAAACGGTCCGTAAATAGGATATCCGTCTGCTGCAAATCCTATAAGTTTACTATGATTTGTTGCAGGATCTAAATATCCATTAGTAAATCCTGATACATTTCCCCATGCGTTTGCTGTAATAAATTTAGAATTTGTATAAACATAACGACCGTTTTCTAATGGATACCCGCCGTAACTATCTTGGCCGTTGATTAATACTTGTGTAGTGTCGTAATTCCACTTGCTACCATCTAGCCCAGGAACCGAAGCTCCATTGCTTACACCGTTAATAAGAATTCCCGGCAAAGTTATACCAATTACATCTGCAGAATATGTTAAATTATCATGTTCTCCCGGATCGTTTAATCCAGGTCTATAAGGATATTTTAATTTAAGATCTTGAGCGACGATATAATTTGTATTAATAGTATTAGGAAAAACTCCAATTTTTACATTTACACCATCAGGAAAATCTGTGGTAGTTATAGTAAGTTGATCTTGTGCTAAATTAAGATTAGCTGTTGCATACAGCACAAAATTATTGTTTGGATTATAATCTGATTTTGCCTGTGCTTGATTAATTACTAAATCTGACACTGGAATTAATCGTATTCTAGTTCCTACCCCATCAATATAATATTCTTTATTTTGATAAGATGCAGGTATAACGCTGGTGTCAAAATTAATTTTTAATCCGTTAGTAAAAACAACACCGTTGGGACTAACATAATTTGTTTTACCGATTATTTCTTCATCAACATTGATAACATTACTGGTCGGATCTACTATTCGAATAATACCAACTTGATTTGCATCTGACCCATCTTGATAATATAGTGTGTTTAGTGGTGCAGTGATTACAGGTATCTGTTCTAGATTATCCTCAGAATTTGTATACCATTCGGTGTTACCGTAACTAATACCTGACAGTATCAAAACTTTGTTATTAGTGGGTATTGGCAAATAGTAAACTAAATTAATGATATAATCTGCGCCGACTGGAGTCAAAACAATTGTCCAAATTCCGTATCTTTCATTTTCAGGCACTGTAACAGAATTAGAAGTCCAATCAGGATCTACATTATAATTTGGAAAAATTATGTACTTTCCATTTAAATTTGCTACTTGGCCATCAATACCTTTGTAATTGTTTTTAATATCTGACAACAATTTACCTTGCAAATTAGCGTAACTTATTGTGCTTACTAAATCAACTGTTTGCACTATTGGCATAGTGATAAAGAAATCTTGGGCTATTGGAGGTGGAACAAAAAATGTCACAGTGCCCACATCTGTTCCATTATTTTCAACGCCCAGTACTTGTCTAGAACTTAGGTTAGTTTGCGGGCTAAGTCCGCTTAAGCCAGGATTTGTTTGAATCCAGAAAGGTTTACCAGGCTGATTAACATTGAATGTATAGTTTCCGCCGCGTGCTAATACAATGTCAGGATTTGATGCAGTATTGTACCCGCTTATATTATAAACTTGAAGACCGTTTTCAGCATATACATTAAATGTGCGTGTTAAGTCTGCTTCACCTGCAAATACATTAACTGATTCTGGGCCGTTGGGTAGCCAATAGTATTGACTAAAATTAATAAATGCATCAGCATTAATTCTTGGATTATAACTATAAAAATCGCTTTCCCATAGATTGTCTTGATTGCTGATGTTGCCGCCATAAAAATCTATCTTTTGTAAAACTTCAGGATATGTAGTATGAAAATCCACTTCTCCAGTTGCTTTATTTTTTACAACTATACTAGGCTCTAATTGGTAATCTGCACGAAGTGCATCAGACTCTTTAATATAGGTATTAATTCCACTGAATCCTGGCGCAAATTTTCTTCCAACATAACCATTAATAGGAACCAAATTTGGCTCTGTCATTAGCTGATCCAATGTAGCGTTTAGAAATCGTTTATTAGAGTCAGACTGGAATACTGCTGGAAGAAAATTTATTGTTTTAGTAATTGGCATCTTCTAATCTATTAATTAATTATAGTATTTACCGTTAAATTTTGTATGTTTAATTGTGCTGCGGTAATGGCGCTGATAATTTCAATATTTTCTACTGTTGCACAACTTATTAAAATTTCATTAGGTTCACTGTTAATCTGCTGCAATGATCCATACGTTTGACTAGTGCTATTAGGTACAATAATAATGCTGCTAATATTAGGAGCCAGACCTTGCTGAATAAACGTCGATAGTTCAGTGAAATAAAATGTTTCACCAAAATCCCAATTTCCTACAGCAAAAAATGCATTAATATATGCAAGAACTTGACTTCGAATTTCGCTGTCAGATAAATTAATATTCGAATTTTTAATAATCTTGAATGTAGCTTGAAGCTCGGGTCTGGCTTTGCTGCCAAATAACGGCTTAAAAACTGCGGCATTATAAATGATAGCGTCACTGACTGATTTATAATTTTCTAGATTCCCAAATGCTAGTTTCAGACTTTCTCCTGTTTCTTTTTCAGGTTCTTGAACTTTTCCGGTAGTATCTAATATCCATGATCTGTATTCTGTTTCATATTCTTTGGTTAATACATACATATCTATTAGATTACTTGGACTTGGATCTATTCTTCTACTTCCTGGAGCATTGTGTTTATATTGAAAATATAAAGGCAAGCGGCCAACTCTTGCAATATAATCGTTGCTTTCAGTTAATGATCGTGCATTAAGATTGATAGTTAAAACATAAAAAATTTCTTCTTCATATGCATAAAAAATTTGCCCTTCGGTATAGTTATTAATATTTGGAATAATATCAAATTGATTTCCAACTATTACCACAGACGATGAAAGAATGGGAGTAAATGTTACAAAACTATTATATCCGTAAGTTTTTTTAAAGAAAACAAACTTAGTAGGGGGATCATTATTCACATCAGGTTGTACTATGGTGTTAAAAATGTCTGGATCGTCAGGCACACCGTCGTTATTAATATCGCTATATGTAACTAATACTTTGCTAGCGTTTACATAACCATCAGATTCTGCAATTTGATCGTATATGTACCATAAAACGTTTTCGGTTAACGGCTGTCCTGTATCTGGATCTCCGTTAACTTTTAGAACATTTACGCTATCATTGACTGTAAAGCCAGTTATAGGATCAAAAATCTTTACTTTATTGTCAAAATAGAATTTTGTTTCTTGTATGCTTTCAAAAATATAACTTAATCCTCTAATTTGCACAGTGTAAATAGAATTCGAAACAGTAAAGCTTAATAGCCAGCTTGCATCTAAATTCTGGCCGCTGGTAGAACCTTGATAAATTTGACTAAAGGGATCTGTCAGATTTAAATCTTGGGCACTAACAGTTTGCCAAGTTTGAGTATTTTGATCATAGCGAATTCCAAATTCACTGTAGTTACTGATTAATCCTATCAGCTTAGATATAAATTCTGTTGTAAACGTATTACTAAATGTAGGTATCACGGTGATAGCTTGGGCGTTCGACGGTAAATTTAAACTTAACTTAACAGGGCCTTCTCCGTTGCTTAAATTACCCTGATTGCCATTGCCTATTAAGCTAGTAATAGAAACATATAGTAAAGGTTGTCCGTTTTGTGGCACTTGTCCATTAGCGGGCAAAGGCACTATTTCATTACCAGAATTAAAATAATTACCAGCACCCGGACTGAATACTATAATACAACCTTCTGTTAAATATCTATTATTACCCACAACCCCTGATCCTATAGCAACTTTATTTCCAGAAATCGGAAAATCTAGAAAATAACCAGTGCTACTGCCAGACCCTGCAGTACTTCGATTCCAATACAAACTGGTCAGCGAAAATCTGTTAAAATATTCATAATAAAAATGTTGCAAGGTTTTACTACGTATGTCTGGCAGGATTTGATTTTCAATGATTCTATTAATATCTGCAGTTGTACTGAAAGTGAAACTAAAACTAGAATCAGCATCTTCTTTATAAAGAATTCCATCTTCTGAAAAAATATTGGTACTGCTATATCTACCGCTGGTGTCGAATATATCCAAATATCTACTAATTCCGCTACTAGTTCTATTAACTGATTTGACTTTACTGATTGTACTATAGTTTGCATAAGGAAAAGTATTATAATCTTCTCCGGTAATCATACGATTTTGTGTATAATACAGTTGCGGTGCTTTAGTTTTAATTTCAGTGATACTTTCCCTGGGGACAGCATTAGCAACTGTGTATTTTAAACTAGCCACAATTGTCAATGTTTCTAATCTACCAGCACGACTGACATATGGTATAGTTAAACGAATGTTAGTCATTTCGTCTGGGGTAATCTTATAACTTAGTCCAGTGCTAGTTCTAAAATATGTCACAAAACTTCCCACAGGGATGGCAGAAAAAGTGCCGTCACCGAATACTAGATCAATTTGATCTCCTGCTCTTGTATTAACCTGATAGCTTTTTTGTGCTGCATTATTGTTATAGATAATGTTAACCCCGTTAACACTGGGAATTTGATTCCACAATTGTCCGACGTTGCCCAAGCTACCAATTTCATATAGCCAAACATCCGAATTATTAATATTATCAAAGTTAATACTAGCTAAATTATTAGGTAAACTTTCAGGAAATCTAAAAGTCTGCGTTTGTAAATTTCCTTGTTTAAAATAAAAGAAAAATCCTGTATTATTGCTAGCATTGCCTAAATTGTCATTTTTATAAATTACATTAAGAGGTCTGCCTGGTGCAGGTGCTGCTTCATATATATAACTTTCATCTACACTGGTGCCGCTGACAACTTCAAAATTTAAGGAAGCATTTTCAATTTGCGTGTTGTATCCAAAAACTGGCAGTGTGCCCGAGGGCAAATTTATATTATATTCTGCATTTAATACCCCAGCAATAGTATTACTGTTGGCAGGTTTACCTACTTGCTGATTGGTCGGTAAAGCTGCATTAATTATTGTGATAAACTGTTCATACCAATTAACATTTCCGTTGTCGTTCCAGTTTACAATAAGATTAGTAAGATCAATCCCGTTGCTGTCTTGTAATCTTTCAGTGGTTTGTACACTGTCGAATTTTATAAAACCATTGGCCGTTTGATTACGTTTAGGCACATAGCTAATTAGTTTAGCTAGTTTTAAAACACTGTCTCTACGTTCTGCTGTATCAATAAAATTTTCACGAGCGTTTAAATCTGTACGAAATGCAAGACTCTGTCCTAAAAATGCAATAAGGTCAATTAATGCAACATATTCGCTGGATTCGATAAAATCGTTAAAATTTTCTGGATAGTATATGCGTAGATAATCCAGCATTGTTTTACGCAAAGTTTGAAAATCATAACTTTGAAAATCTGCGTTTCTGAAAGTTTCGTAAAGAATAGTCCAGTCTTGATTGACTAAAAGACTACTTTGTCTAGTTGTAAGTGCCATGCCTGTCCTCGTTTTATGTATTTATTGAGAACAAAATATGGTATTTTAAAGCATTGAATTATTCTGAATCATTTGCTGATCAAATTGCACAGCCAATTTAGCAGTCTGATTTGTTTGGATATAAATCAGATCTAATTCTATTTGTAATCCTCTCTCATACTGAGTTACAATTACATTCTGGGCTGCAATCCTCGGATCGTTTGCAACAATACGTTTTATGTCCTGTATTATTGTAGTTTTGCTTTCTTCGTTCAACGGTTCGAATATCATATCCCATATGATAGTGCCGAACTCGGGATTCATTAACTTTTCGCCTTTGCGAATGTTAAAATGATTTTGTAGATCTCGTTTTACTAATTCAAAATCGGTTAGTCGAAATCTTTTGTTACTTTCTAATGTGCTGAATCCGTTATATAGTGCCATAGCTATATTTACCCTATACTAGTTATATTAGAGCTTTCAACACTAGCTTTTATAATAGGAACCTGTGTTTGACTATACTTTCCGCGATTATAAAAGGTTGTAGCAGAAGTGCCATTGGCATCAGTGGTAGACTGACCTGTTTTGTACCAATTAGTTGCAGCTTCTGGTCCGACTAAATGTGCAGCACTAACTATTCCTGCAATATCTTCTGCTGAACTATCTGCTGTAATAATACCATTTTTTTGTAATCTTGCATAATTATTTTTGGTATAGTTATACATTGCTTTTTCTTGAATGGTTCCATTTTCTCTGAATGCGTCTGAACTCGATATACCATCTTTTCCAGTCCAATTATTAGGATTACTTAATGCTTCTGCGGTCTGCGGAGT